GCATTTAACTCATCAATCTCTTTTATTCTTTTTTCTAAAGCATCAGACTGTTCTTTTGCTTTTTTGATGGCTATCGTTTCTACAATTCCTGCAACGTCAGGATATTCTTTTGCCCATTCTTCTATTTCAGCTTCTGTCTTAGGTAACTTGATTTCTTTTTTAGTAGCTTTTTCTAATTGTGCTTTTAGTTCATCAAGTTGTTTTTGAAACTCTTTCTCTTTCTCTTGAGAATGTCTACGCAAATCTCCATAACGTTTTTTAAAAGTTCTTTCTTCAGCATTCTTCGGTGTTTCCGTATCTTCTGCTTTCTCTTCTTTAACTTCTTTAACAGGTTCTTCAGTTTCACCTAATGCTTCTTTTTTAAGTTTCTCTAGCTCTTCCTCATCTTTTTTAATTCTTTCCTCATGAGTAGAAGGCTTTGCCATAAATGCTTTTTTATTTGGTGTAGCATCTACCACCATTTCTTGTGCTTGTTCAGCCATATTTTTCTCCTTGGGGTTATCGTAGCCAAATATTGTTGGGGGATAAGTAGCCAACTATTTTGAGCAAGACCCTGACACGTCACCAGTAC